ACAGACGAAATTATGGATATCACTGAATGGCCTACCAACATCCACGAATACCACGCAATGATGGCAACAGCACAGGCCAAAGCAATGGAACTGAAACAAATGCAGGAAAAGGCAGCAAACGAAGCAAAAAAGCAGGAGGAAAGCAATGAACCGGAATAATGAGCGGCACTTTAACCAAGTACCGGAAACACACGTCAGCAGAACGCGGTTCAATCGAGACCAGAATATTCTCACGACATTCGATTCGGGAAAACTGATTCCGTTCTACGTTGACGAGGTTCTTCCCGGCGACACTTTCAGCGTGGACACAGCAGCAATCATCCGAATGACAACGCCGAAATATCCTGTGTTCGACGACGCATACATTGACTTCTACTACTTCTTTTGCCCGAACAGAATCCTGTGGGACAACTTCAAACGGTTCATGGGAGAAGCAGATGACGCACCGTGGATGCCGACAAAAACGTACAAAGTGCCAGTTATCAAAATCCTGGGAAACCCAAATGACGAAGCGGACAAAGGACCAAAAACCCAATCAATCTTGGATTACATGGGAGTACCGACAAAAATCAACGAAAGCGGAAACAAAAGCAACATAGAAATTAACGCATTGCCAATCAGAGCATACGTTAAAATCTGGAATGAATATTTCAGAGACCAAAACATAGAAAATGCAGCAGTTTACTACACGGGAGATGAAAGTGAACAATACATCGATGAACCAGACCAGAAAACAGAAATAACGCTGCAAAGAGCAATCAGAGGGGCAAGATGCTTACCAGTAAGCCGCTTCCATGATTATTTCTCATCCTGTCTGCCGTATCCGCAGCGTGGGCCGGAAGTGACAATCGCACTAACGGGAAATGCACCGGTAAGAGCCTACACAGAAAAAAATCTGACCGACCAAAAAATTGGAACAGGATTTTTCAACAACGAGTACAACAACGGAATCGTAAATCACACAAGCATCTCATTCACAAAAGAAGGAACGAAGTTCGCCGTAAACAACAACAACAACGGAAACGCGGCACCAACATTCGAGGGACAGTATGTCCAGGCAATGAGCCAAGACGATGCAAACTTTTTTAACGCATGGTTAGGAACGGACCTAACCAACATCGAAGCAGCAACAATCAACCAGTTACGACAGGCTTTTGCAATTCAGCACTATTACGAAGCACTGGCGCGGGGCGGCAGTCGATACCGTGAGCAGGTGCGGGCGCTGTTTGGAGTAAGCATCAGCGACAAAACAGTACAGGTGCCGGAATATCTGGGTGGTGGACGCTATCATGTAAACATCAACCAGATCGTACAGACCAGCGGGCAGCAGACCACAAACGATACGCCTATCGGTGAAACCGGTGCAATGTCAGTAACGCCCATTAGCGAAAGTTCTTTCACAAAAAGTTTTGAAGAGCATGGATTCATTATCGGCGTTATGTGCGTGCGTCACAATCACAGCTATCAACAGGGGCTTGAACGGTTCTGGAGCCGTTCAGACAGGCTGGACTACTACTTCCCGCAGTTCGCAAATCTAGGCGAACAGCCGGTAAAAAAGAAAGAAATCATGGTTACGGGAACGGCAACAGACGACGAAACGTTCGGCTACCAGGAGGCCTGGGCCGACTATCGAATGAAGCCGAACCGGGTAAGCGGTAAAATGCGAAGCAATGCAGAAGGAACGCTGGACTTCTGGCACTATGCAGACAACTACGAAGCCGTGCCGACGCTAAGCCAAGAGTGGATGAACGAAGGGAAAACCGAAATTGCAAGAACTTTGATTGAGCAGAACGAGCCGCAGTTCTTTGGCGCAATCAGAGTAATGAACAAAACCACACGGTGCATGCCGCTGTACAGTGTACCGGGTCTGGAAAAATTGTAAAGAAAGGAGGAAGCCGGGCCAAAACCCGGCTATTTTAAAATGGCAATTCCATGGGGAGCAATTTTAAGAGGCGTAAACGTACTTGGCAATGTCGCAACAAGCATAGGCAGCATAACAGGAGCAGTAAAAAACGTTGCAAGCAGTTTTGGCGGCTGGGGAAGTGAAGGAACAGGCCAAAGCAGTGGCGGAAGTGTAAGCCAAGGCGGCGGAATGTCCCAAAGCGGGAGTCTATCCGGAACAAATGATGAACAAATCGCAAAGTACTTAGGACAAGCATACGGATATCAAAGCGCAGAAGGCATAGCACAGCAAAGATACAACCAAAAAAGCATGCTGCAGCAGATGGGATACAACACCATGCAGGCCATAATGCAAGGCGTGTATAACCACATCGAAAACACAGCCGCAATGAATTACAACAGCGCCGAAGCACTAGCAAACAGACAGTTCCAAGAGCGTATGAGCAGCACAGCATATCAAAGAGCGGTTGAAGACATGAAAAAGGCAGGTCTAAACCCGATTCTAGCATTTGCAAACGGCGGAGCAAGCACACCGGGAGGCTCTGCGGGAACAATAAGCGGAGCGAGTATGGGGCTGGCAAGCAGCAGCGCACTAGGAGTCAGCAGAAGTAGCGGATTTGTTCCAAACTCGTACAGCAGCACAAGCTGGAGTAAGTCGGACTGGTATAACGCTTCGCAAAGCTGGAATCAAATGCTAAGTGAAACACATCTAAGTCCTTACGGCCTAATGAAAGCGCTGACAAATATCGATAGCGAAACAAACAAAACAATCACAAAAATCACAAACAAATCAAGCGGCAGCAACAAAGTGGGACACAAAGCAGAAAACCCAATGCAGAATAAAACGGGAGACTACGGCGAAAAAAGAAAGCCAGGTGACTATCTGAAATGAGTTGTTACAAGCCATTAATAAGGCTGTACAACCCGCAAAACAAAAAAATAAGCGGGCGAGTTTATTCACTCGCCCGCTTTTCTCAGTTATGCGGGAAACAGCTAAAATATGAAGATTTGATGTATAATCCAAGAGTCATGCTGATTCCATGTGGGCAATGTATTGGATGCAGAATCAGACAGCGGGAGGACTGGACAACACGAATAGAACTAGAAGCAAGAGATTATCCGAAAGAACAAGTATGGTTTATCACACTAACTTATGATGAGGACCATGTGCCAGGCATGATAATAAAGACAGGCGAAATCATGCGAAAAGTGCAGTACACATGGAAGCCGGGAGAGAAGCGCCCAGACAGCGTACAAATTCTGCTGTATGAAGATATTCAAAAGTTCTTAAAACGCCTCAGAAAGGCTTACAGGGGCAAATTACGCTATTTTGTGGCGGGTGAGTACGGAGAGCAAACAGCGAGACCGCACTATCACATGATTCTATACGGTTGGGAACCAACGGACCTAAAAAATCTATACAAGATTCACCACAACGGATACTATACCAGTAAATGGTTAGAAGACCTATGGGGCATGGGACAGATACAGATAGCACAAGCAGTTCCAGAAACCTATAGATATGTTGCGGGATACGTTACAAAAAAAATGTACGAAATAGACGGAAAGAAAGCCAATGCATACTACGAATTGGGACAAACAAAACCCTTTGCATGCATGAGCCTAAAACCGGGCCTGGGAGACCACTATTACAAGGAACACAAAGCAGAAATCTGGCGGCAAGGATACATTCAATGCACAAACGGAAAACAAGCGCAAATTCCGAGATACTACGAAAAGCAGATGGAAGCGGAAAACCCACAAAGATTGTATAGAATTAAGAAAAACAGACAGAAAAACGCCATAGAGCAAAAGCGTCTGCAGCTAGAAGAACAGGATTATAAGACAGTCCTAGAGACAAAAGAGCGTGTCACCAAAAAACAAACGAAAAAACGTGGTATTTTATAATTGGTGTCACCTAGCCCAGTACCTATCAAGTAGAGTACTGGGCTTTTATTGATTTAAACATGTGCTTAAGACGTTGAACCATGCACGCACGCGCACACGCGCGAAACGCACGCGCGCACGCGCGTATTATAATATAACTTGTTGTAGTCGTAGTAGTAGAGTATGTGGAAAAGTTGAAAACTATAATTTTAAAACGTTAGAGCGTTAAAAATAAACAAAAAACATTGTTGAAAACTTTGTTGAAAACTTGTTGAATTGTTGAAACACTCTGTTGTGCTAAAGTTTAACAATGTTGAAATGTTGAAAAGTATGTTGAAAATGTTGAAAACTAGTCTAATAAGGACCATCCGGCGAGCGAAAACCGAAAGTCACGTCATGCTTTTCATTCGGCGCACCAGCGCCGACCGCATGACCATTTAGGAAAAGTTTCAAAAAAGACTTGACAAAGGTAAAGAATCGTGTTATAATAAAACCAGAAAGAGAGGTGAGCAGCATGAGATGCGACTACGAATACACCGAAAACAAAAAATTAATATGCTACAATCCGAGAATCGGCAATCATCCGCTGTATCCATACACTTACGACAAGAAGACAGGATGTTGGGTGAACAGAAGCGGACAACTATCCAGGCAAAGAATTAACCAACTTGAAAACGAAAACAAACTTATGTGGTATTGACAAGAAAAAAAGGCTATGGTATAACAAAACCAGAAAGGGAAGCTGCTATGAAATCGATCTACGCTGACGAATACGAAGGAAAGCTTATAGGAGCAGAGCATTTTACAGGAAAAGAATTCAGATGCAAAGACGGAACGAAAGAATTCCTGTACTGCTTAGAACTGATTGAGGTATTGGAAAAAATCAGAAACCACTTCAATGCACCAGTCATCATCAACAGCGGATACCGCACGCCAAGCTGGAATGCAAAAGTAAATGGAGCACCGAACAGCTACCATTGCAAGGGAATGGCAGCAGATATCGTAGTAAAAGGGCACAGCAGCAGAGAAGTCGCAGAATACGCAGACAGTATCATGGAACAGGGCGGCGTAATCAAATACACGAACTTCACACATGTAGACGTGCGTGAAAAACGATACAGAAAGGGGGTATAACCAATGGCATTGATTAAGGTGAAGGACCTGCGGGAAGCAATTCAGATGATTAAAAGTGTCCTCGAGAAGCTGGACGAGATCTACCACATCCTGAAAGAAAAGGAGTAAAACATGGTACACAAGACATGGAATGTGCGAGACCAGACCGAAAAAGACCTACGAATCGAAGCAGACAAGTTATACAAAGAAATCGAAGCCGGATACAAAATGATAAAAAAAGTATCCAACTTAGAAGACGCAAAAAAAATCATTGACCGAATATGGGTAATGAAAGCATGGGCAAACGACATCCAACTGGAACTAATCCGAAGGGAGTACAACAATGAAGCATAGGCAGAGAATGCCGGTACGAACTGACAAACGAATGTTCAACGTGACGGCACGCAAAACAAAGAGTATCAACCTCAGCCAGAAGCCTATGAGGGGCGGTATCAGACTGTAAAGGAGAAAAAACATGGTTCACGGATATTATGGAATCTACGACAGCGTGGCAAAATGCTACTGCTACATCGGTGAAAGCAAAAGCGACGAGACTTTTGCACGAATGTGCAATATCATGGAAAAGGACGAAAAAACGTTCCTGGGCCAGTCACCCGAGGACTACAAAGCATACCATATCGCAGACTTCAACGATGAAAACGGCACGTTTATCAGCATCGAACCGGAAAAGGTATGGGAGGGCAAGCTGCGTGAATAAACGATATGAGGAAGAGCGAGTGCCCTTCTTTTCAAATTCAGGCGAAAAACTGCGTAAACAGTACGTCTGGGGCAAGGACGAAAAAGGCAACAAAAAACTGATTGAGACGGAACCAATCGACATTCAAGCAGAAATTGAAAGCTATGCAGACGAATGCGACATTAAGAACATCGTCCGAAAAGCAAGCTTTGACCCGGAATTTGCAAAAAGTCTTGCAGATAGCGCAAAAACAGACGAAATTATGGATATCACTGAATGGCCTACCAACATCCACGAATATCACGCCATGTTGGCAACAGCACAGGCCAAAGCAATGGAACTGAAACAGATGCAGGAAAAGGCAGCAAACGAACCAAAGAAGCAGGAGGAAAGCAATGAACCGGAATAATGAAAGACACTTTAACCAAGTGCCGGAAACACACGTCAGCAGAACGCGGTTCAATCGAGACCAGAATATCCTCACAACTTTTGATGCAGGAAAACTGATTC